TTAAAATTTCTCCTTTCGATTTAACTTTCAGATATGCTTTAACTAATCACCACCTTTGATGGGAATATGTGTTCTTTTTAGGGTAAAATTTTTTTACCATCAACGATTTTTAAAGAAAGTAGCTCAATTGGAACTCCTTTTTCTTCTATAGCATCGTAGATGGTAAAACCTGAACAACATTGTTCATTAAATAATTCATCTGGTAACAATAACTCAACAGCAAATGTATTAGCCTCAATTTCAATTTTGTCAGTAGAAAATAAAGTATGTTTTTTCAAAAATGAAGTGTTGGTATCAGGATGTTGAACAGCGTGCCCTAATTCATGACTACAAATAAAAATCTGAGATTTTCTATCAGCATCTTGATTGATATGAATCATAGGTACTCTAAAATGTTTGTTGTAATATCCTAATGCATTCCCTAACCGTTCGAATACAATGAGTATCCCCATGTATTCAGCAAGTTTGAAAGGATCGTTAGTTCCATATTTTTTAACTAACTGATTAACAATTGACTTAATCGACATGCATCCAACACTCCTATTAATCTCTATATTTTTTAGGGGTGAATTTCTGTTTCGCTACCCGTTTAGCAAGTCTCAATGAATTTTCTAAACTTGATAATAGCAATTCTCTATCTTCCAATTCTTCTTCACTTAACTCATCGAGAGTTCTACCATCGAATGCAGCATGCCCACTATTAGATAGCCCTTCGACCATTTTTTGAAGCTCTTCTTGTATAGATCGTTCATCTTTCTCCGTTAAATCGTAATAACGTTTTTTATCTGTGCGACCTAATAGGTAGTCTAAAGACACATCGAAAAAATCTGCTATCAATGTCACTTTATCAGTACCAGGAGTTGAAACATCCCATTTTCTAATTTGTCCATTAGAAATCCCAGTTTTTCTTTCCAATTCAGCAATTGATATTTTTTGTTCTTTACATAGCATTTTAATTTTTTCTACTAAACTCAATGGTATCAACCTTTCAAGAGCTTATGAAAAAACGAAATATCAAATAAGTTAATTTTAGTTTGACAATTAGTTTATTTGATAATATACTGTGTTCATAAGCTAAGTTATTCGCTTAAAGACAATAGAAAAGACAACCTTATAATAATCACTTTATCGTTGGGGAACGGTTCAAATGTTGATTTCACAGGCTTTTTAAAGTCTTATTTAGCTATGCACAAATAATATCATATAAGCTAATTTGTGTAAATGCCTTTTAGTAAATTAGCTAATAACTTAACTTAAAAATTACCAATTCATATGAGTGCTGTGATACCGAGCCAATGACGGTATAGTCGTAACTTATAGCTTACATGACGGTAGCAACGTTAATTGATTTAAAAGGAGGTTCCTATATGCCAGAAGATTTAGGGGCTCAAGTAAGAAATGAGCTCTTCAAACTAAAGTGGAGTCAAAAGAAATTGGCAGAAATGGTTGGTATTTCGGAAGTTTATTTATCAGACATCATTCGTGGTAAAAGAAATGGTCCAAAGGTTCAGGAACATATCAAGCATATTCGTAAAATTTTAGATATTTAAGGTGAGGTGAAGTATATGGAAAAACTCACTATGTCAGTAGAGGAAGTTGCAAGTGAATTAGGTGTTAGTAAAACAACTATTTACACAATGGCACGTGAAAAAGAAATTCCTCATACAAAAGTGAGAGGAAGGATTTTATTTCACAGACCTACAATTGAGCATTGGTTAATCACTAATACAGAGGGCGGTGAAACCAAATGAAAACAACCAACCTAGAGTGGCTTGCTATGTCGGATGATGAAAAACAGGCTGCTTTAAATAAGCGATTGAGGGGAGGGAATTAGGTGAATCAAGAACAATTGAATGCCATTAAAGAACGTGTGGTTAAGGCTACACAAGGACCATGGGATATTGAACCGTTAGCAGGAATTTCAACTAATGAAACAACAATTTGGATGGATACAGATGATTACATCCAAGTGCATGGATGTTCAATTATTCAATCAACTAATGACGCGTTATTTATTCTTCATGCTATTGAAGATGTGCCAGCGCTTATTACGGAGGTTGCGAGGTTACGTGAAATTGTAGAAGAATTTATCGAATATTGTGCTACTACAAATGATGTTAGACCTTTGATGGAAATTGTAACAGATGCACGTCAAGCATTGGCAGGTGAAGCAAAATGATAGAACGTAATTTCAATGGTTTAATCGTACGCCATAGAAAATCAGCAGTGTTTTTCGAGAGAGAAACAGACCTGAATATCGAAGGGTATGTATCGCCTCTTTGGAAAGATCAAACACCTGTAATTAAACCAAGTGAACTAGAACGCGAATATACTTTTTCTCAAACTGAGTTTAAAGAATTTGTGGCTTATATGGAGCAAATTGCACTTGAAGCATGGGCAAACTTTAAGCCCAAAATTGCAGTTAGTCAAGGATCTGATTACTGGGAGTATTACGATAGGGACTTTGATAACAATGGGTATTTGACCGTTGGCAAATATTATATCAACTTAGATGGTCCAGCAAATCAGCCCAAAACTAACAATCCAACAGTCCGATTGTATAAGTTTAATAAACGTAAATTTGAATCATTTATTTATGACTTACACAAAGCATTGGATAGTGAATCAGATGTCCAACGGAAACAAGATCATCACACGTAGTAATAGCAAAATTATGATTCGGTATGGTGAGTTGACACGGATATTAAATGCTACTGAGATACAGCAATGGCATCATATCATTGCGAAGATTGAACAGTTTCAAGCCAATGAGTTGGAAAGGAGAGTCCAATGAACATTAAACCGGTGCCAGTGGAATTAGTAGGTGAAGCACTAACAAGTCTTGTAAATCCACTCTTCGAATTACATCAAATTGCTTGTGAGCTACCATTAAACGTTTTATCAGATGTGAAACAGCGTATAGGTGACTGGCTTGCGGGCGGTGGACACCATACTGATCCATACATTCGGCAGCAAGTTGCCTATGCGAAGAAAGTTTATGCAGCTTTGAGGGGAGGTGAAATAGGGTGAGTGAAAAAGCGAAGGTTAGTCAAGAGGTTGCTAATATTCTAGACGATTTAACAAGAAACTTCACGAAAAAAGTAATTATTGATGCACATGTAAGGAATCCAAATGGATGGAACATGGATGATAATAAGGCATTAAATGGGCTAGATTTAGATATTTTGGTTCGCGCTTTATACAATGGCTACACGATTGAAGGCAATGCCCAGGAACAGGTTTTAGAGTGGTTTAAATTCTCTATTCAAAAATTTAATGATCTTAAAAAAGTTGATGCAACCCAAATGAAAGATTGGGATAAACAAGACATCGAGGAACATCACAATGAGGTTGATTATTTCCGAATAGAAATTAGCGTATTGAAGCAAGTTCTATCAATCTTTGAAATCAATACTTGAAGAAGGAGTGATATAAATGACTCGAAATCCTTATGACTACTACATTACGGATGAAGAGTATGAGTTAGCAAATAGTAATGGGATTAGTCGCACGACTTTAGAATATCGCATTAGATATGCTGGTTGGTCAAAACAAAAATCGCTAACAACACCTGTTCAGAAACATAAAAAATACCCAATATGGGCTCTTGAATTAGCTCAATCAAATGGTATTCCTTACAAGACATTTAAATGGCGTATTTTTAGTGGTTGGGATTTCAAAACAGCTGCTACTAGGAGTGTTGGTGCGCCTTATCAAAGAAGTAAAAGAAAGTATCCAATAGAAATTATTCAACTAGCCGAGAAAAACGGAATTTCCTATAGCAATTTTTATAAAAGAGTCAATCGTTATAAATGGGATGTCATCAAAGCAGCAACAACACCAGTTATGTCTAAAGAAGAGAGCTTAGCTAAAGCACGAAAGAAAAGTTCATTCAGGTTGGGGATAGAAGCATTCTGGAATGAAAAAAAGTCACTCCGCAAAGTGACCTAGAACAAACCATTTAGGAATTTATTATAACACGAAACGAGGTAAAAATAGTGGAAATAAAATTCAATCACCTAAAACTGCAGAATTTTAAAAGCCACAAGGATCTTGAAGTTAAGTTTGCCGACCTGACTAAGATCCTTGCAGATAATGCAAAAGGTAAAAGCTCCATTGGTGAAGCTATTACATTCCTATTATACGGTAATGACTTATTGGGTAGCAAACTGGACCCTTCACCAGTAACATATCAGGCTGACAACACACTTGTAACACTACATTTAAGTGTTGATGACGGAGAACTGCTATTAGGGCGTGAAATTGCGAAAGGACGCAATAAGTTCTACGTAAATGAGGTTCCTTCAAAAGCTACTGAATTTAATGAGGTTGTAGAGAAACTATTTGATAAAGATTTATTCTTGTCGCTGTTTAATCCAAGCTACTTTTTCACCTTACATTGGGAAAAGCAGCGTCAAATGATCTTAAAATACACGACTGCACCTGCAAATAAAGAAGTATTAAAAGAACTACCTAAGCCACAATCGGACAAGCTGGCTACATTGGTAAAAAAACATTCGCTGGAAGATTTAGATAAAATTCATCGAGCTAATAAAACTAAGTTGGACAAACAATATATTGCTGCTCAGAGCCGTACAAAGACGTTACGAGAGCAGTTAGAGCAACAGGCTCCGACTGTACCATTGGACTCGTTAAACGCGGAATTAAGCCAACTGGTGAAAGAGCGAAATGCCATTGAATCCGTGACAGATAAAGCACAGGGCACAAATGGCAGAATTAACATTCTTCATAGCAAAATTCATGCTTTGGCAACAGAGCGAGATCATATCAGAGAAAGCTTTAATCACCTAAAAAATGAGCAAGTACAAGATACTTGTCGAGTTTGTAAACAAACTTTACAGGATGAGGCGATTGCTGCTGTCAATGCTGAAAAAGAGCAACGTATCAATCAAATTAAAGCACAGTTCCAGCGAGTTGTTGACGAACGAAAGGTACTGGAAGAGGAGCTTGAAACTCTTGAATATGTTGATGTATCTGAACAATTGGAAAAAGCTCGTTTACTTCAAGAGAAGATAAATCCAATAGAATATGAGATTTCTAAGCATAGGCAGCTCAAAGCACTGGAAGAGCAAGTTGTTGCTGCAGAAGTGAATGAAAAAGAAACACTGGAATCCCTGAATGAATCAATTTTTATCCTGGATGCCATTAAAGATTTCAAAGCAAAAGAAGCTGAATTACAAGTTAAGAAGGTTCAAGGCTTATTCGAAAATCTATCAATCAAACTGTTCGAAGAAGTGAAAACAACAGGTGAAGATAAACCAACTTTCATTGTTCAAATGGATGGTAAAGACTACTTAAAGCTTTCGTTCAGTGAACAAACAAGGGCAGGTCTTGAAGTGCGTGACGTACTGTCAACTCAAAGTGATGTAATTGCACCTTGCTTTGTAGACAATGCTGAAACAATTACCAAATTTAAAGAACCAAATGGGCAATTGATAACCAGCCGAGTTGTTGAAGGTAAAGAGTTGGAGGTGTCTTCTGAATGATTGCTAAAGAAATCACGGTCGGCTACACATATACCAAGAATCTAGGAAACTTTGAAAATATAAAAGTTGATGCAGCTGTAACTATTTCTGTAGAGCCTGGACAAGATGTTGACGCACTTTATGACAAAGCATACGAAAGTATGAGAAAACAGGTAAAAAATGGCCTTAATAAATTTACGGAGGGACGTTATTTATGAACAGAAACTTACCAACTTTAACACCTGAAATTACAGAAGCTTTTCAACCTGCAGTATTAGAGGTTATTCGCAACTCGATTGCTCCTACAGCAAATGATCAAGAGTTTCTATTATTCGCTCACAAGGCAGCGTCATATGGTCTTGATCCTTTCAAAAATGAAATTTTCTTCATCAAGTATGGCAATCAAGCACGTATTCAATTTGCAGCTGAGGCTTATCTTTCAAAAGCGCGAGAACAAGAGGGCTTTATCCCACCAGATACGCAAATGGTGCATGAGAAAGATGAATTTAAAATCGCTATGAATAAAGAAACAAAGCAAATGGAAGTCATTCAGCACGAAATTGGGTTCCCGCGTGGAAAGATTATTGGTGCTTATTCTGTTGCTTATCGTGACGGCTATCCACCAGTAACAGTCATCATGGACATCGAGGAAGTTGCTCATATGTTCACCGGTCAAAACAAGGATAACTGGAACAAGTGGACAAGTGATATGTTCGGAAAACATGTTCAGCAGCGCGCGCTAAAAAAGCAATATGGCTTGGCGTTTGAAGATGTGACGATTACGTCAAATGATGTACCGCCACGACCAAGAAAAGACGTCACACCAAATCAAGAGACAATCGAGTCACCAAATCCACCTGAGAATAAACAACTGAGTCCTGCAGATAAATTACGTAATGAGGTAAATGCAAGATTTAAGGTATTAGGCATTACTACTAGCGAAGCTGTGAAAGAATACCTTACTAAAAATGCTCCACACATTGACCCTGCAACAGCAACAGAGGATGAAATGGTTGGCTTGATTGCATTGTTAGATGTGAACATCGATTTATTGTCTGTAGAACCAAACAATGATGATTTACTCGAGTAAAAACTATGAAACTACCACAAACAATAGTTTATGAGAGGAATAAAGACTGTGAATTGTGTGGGCAAGAAATGAATGAAACTGAATACAACTTGTACCGTGGGCTTGAAATATGCCCACGGTGTCATGAGGAATTGGAGGGTAGAAAATGAAAGTTAATATTCTAGCATCGGGTTCATCCGGGAACTGTATAGCATTAACAACCAATGAATCTACCATTCTAATCGATGCAGGCATTGCCAAGACAAAGATAGAGAAAAGGCTTCTGGAAGTTGGTATAACGCCAAGTAGTGTCAAAGCCATCTTTGTAACACATGCACATAGCGATCATATTAAGGGGCTGCCTTTAGCTAATAAATATAAAATCCCTGTTTATGCTGGCGAACGTGAATGGAAAAATATCACTAGCGTTGATGAAGATTTAATTAAACCAATTGGTGTTGGAGGTATTTTCGGTTGTGGTCACTTTATAGTAAGCCATTTTAATGTTCATCACGATGCAATCGATCCGAGGGGATACGTTGTATGGAATTTAAATAATTTTAAAGTTTCTATTTGCTTAGATACAGGTCATGTTGATGCAAGTATGTTAAACGCTATGAGGCATAGCAATATCTACATCCTTGAAGCCAATCACGACCCAGGAATGGTTGAAGCATCTAATTACCCAAATAGCGTGAAGGCTAGGATATTGAGCCATATTGGGCACTTATCCAATGAACAAACAGCAGCCGCGCTTTCTCAGCTTGTACAAGGGCGAGGTGAGCGAATCTATCTAACACATTTAAGTAGTAAGAACAACTTTCCCAAGCTTGCAGAAATGACGGTCGAAAGAGAACTTTCGAAAAAAGGCTATCAAGTAGGAACGCACTACGAATTGGAGGTTATTTGATGCATCCATATAGTTTGATTTTAGCTGCTGTAGAGTTGCTACAAAAAGAAAATGCCGAGCTGAAACGAAAAATTGAAATTATGGAGCTACAAAATATTTCAGCAGCTGTTGCTAATCTTATCGATGAATGGCTGAGCAGACCTTATGAGGGTGATGATGAACGTCAGGACATTGAAGATTTTGCTAAGGAAATTAGTAAGTACATCCACAGTCAATTAAAAGCATGAATAGGGTGAGTTATCATGGCAAATCCACAACTCAAAAATGGGCACACACGGATTGCCAATGAAATCCTTGAAGAAATCATGAAACTTAATCTCAATGGCACTCAATTCCGTTTGTTGTTGGCCATTTGGAGATATACGTATGGTTTTCAGCGTACAACCAACGATATATCAACAAGTTTTTTAACAAGAGCAATTAATGCTAACAGAACGCAAGTAAGTAGAGAACTAGCAACATTGATTGATAGAAACATAGTCTCAGTTATTGGGATTGGTTCAAAAGGAGGAAGAGAGATGGGGGTTAATAAAAACTATGAAGAGTGGGATGAACAGCTGCCGTCTAAAGAGGTAGATCCTGAAATCTCTGATCAAACTAAGCAAGCTAAAAAGCTAAAATATGATGAGGAAAATACTTATTACAAAATGGCTGTCTACTTTCATGAAAAAGTTGCTGCAGTTGCAGATGAGGCTGGAATATCTCATTTAATTAAAAAATCTAATATGCAAACTTGGGCTGATGATATGCGAAAGCTTATAGAAATAGATCAAGTCGATAAACACTTGGCTAAACAAGTCATGGATTGGGTAACACAAGATTCGTTTTGGCGCACCAATGTTTTATCAGCTAAAAAGCTTCGGGAGAAATTTATGGAATTAGCTATCAAAATGAATGCAGATAAAAAGCCGGTTCAGCCAAAACAAAAACCTCATTATGACCCAAGAGATATAGAAATCGCGCACCAACGCTGGGTGCAGGATGGTAATGATCCTGAAAAATTCAATTGGGAGACAGGGAAAGGGGAATATGACTAAATGACAATCGGAGCAATTGATTATGAACTAGAAGCCGAAAAGTCAGTATTAGGCGCAATATTTCTTGAATCCGATGTGATGGACGACATTATCTTCCTTGAAGCTAGAGACTTCATTAGTGCACGTCACCAACAAATTTTCCGAGTGATGAAATGGCTGGATAATAAAAACCAGCCTATAGACATTACTACAGTTACTGAATTATACATGCAGCATAACAAAATGGATGAAGTAAGCATTAGCTACTTAGCTCAATTAGCCATATCATGTCCTACTGCAGCTAACGTTGTACATTATGCAAAAATTGTTCGTTCAAGGGCAATACGTAGACGTGGAGCAGATATAGGACAAAAAATCATGAATCTAGTCCATGAAGATTTTGAAACGGATGATGAGTATTTTTCCGAAATCGAAAAACTAGCTTCGGAGGTAAGACCGGAAGATGACGGCAAGATGCAAAGTTTGAAAGATTCACGTCATGGATATTTCGAGCATCTTTTAAAGCGTGCGGAGCATATTCCTACTGGATTCACAAAATACGATAAGTGGTCACATGGTCTGTGGAGAGGTTGGCTATTTGTAAGTGCTGGACGACCTTCTGTAGGAAAAACAGCCATGTTGCTTCAACGAGTAATGGGCGTTGCTAGAAGTGGACCAGTTCTGATTTGGTCACAAGAAATGGACAAGTATCAATTGTTTGATCGGATGATTTCAAATTTAACGGGAATTCAATACGGTCGTATAAAAAACAAAGATCTCAAGGTAGAAGAATTAGGAACAATTGAATATGCCTATAAAGAGTTGGAGAAATTACCGATTTTCGTTCAGGATTCGAGTGGTGTCACAATCGAGGAAGTAAGAGCGACCGCAAGACGTTTCAAAAAACGCTATGGACAAATCGCTATGATTGCAGTGGACTATCTGCAAATTATGAAGATTCCGCAGCGAAAAAATGAAACCAGGGCGCAAGCTATCGGTAATGTAACAACTACAGCCAAACAGATAGCACGTGATATGAATTGTTGCTTTATGATGCTGTCACAAATGACACGTGAAAGTGACAACGTTAAAAAGCCACAGCTATCCCACTTAAAAGAATCCTCTTCCATTGAGCAAGATGCGGATGTCGTTGAATTTTTATGGCATGATCCAGCTGATAAAACGCAACAGGGAAAAGTCATTCAACAATCTATAGCAAAAGGCCGAGACATCGGAATGAATGACTTTAAGTTGCTGTTCATGGGATGGAAGCAGAAATTTGTTGAATTAAATAATCAGTAGAAAGCTATCGTACAAGGGGGCTTGTTATGAGATTCATAGGAATTGACCCGTCCACTAAAACAGGGTTTGTTGCGTTGGACGAAAACGGACAAGTACTTAGAGCCAAAGAATTAACTGGCGTAGGTGATAAAGATCCTCTACGTATGATCACGCTCATTGATGAGGTTATGGCTCATACACAAAAAGGCGACATCATTGCTATAGAGGGATTTGGATTTGCAACACAACAAGGCATACAGCTGGGTGGGATTGGTTGGGGTGTACGAATGTCTCTAACTAGACGTGGATTCAAATACCACGAAGTTGCTCCTAATGCTGTAAAGAAATTTGTGAGTGTCACAGGCTTTACTGGTGAAGTTGGAAACAAAAAACGTCTTACTGGTCCACAAAAGAAAAAAGCCGTGATGAAGGCAGTTCAAGAACACTTTGGGTTTTCCCACAAAAGTGACAACGTTGTGGATGCTTATATCTTGGCTCAAATTGCAAGATTAATTTATCAATTCAACCAAACTAGTTCCATCGACTGTCCAAATTATCAAGCGGAAGTGGTTTCAACGATATTAGGCGTATTAAAACAGTCTGTATGACGTTCAAAAGATTTTAGGTATCTTTTATCGGACGATGCTCTAAAACGTCTTAAATTAAGCAAAAGGAAAGGAGAATTAACATACTAAACATACAAGTGACAGACGAATATAAATTAACCAGCGACGGTATGCAAATTATTATTATGCGAAAGCACGTTATAGACCCAACAAAATCACCAGTTTTCAATGCAGAAAAGCATTCGACAGAAATTCGTGAAGAATGGAAAACTTGGAAGTATTGCGGTAAGGTCGAGCAAGCTATTGATAGAATTATAAGTCAACGCATATTTGAATCAGATGCCCAGAACTTACAGGAGTTAAAAAGCGAAATAGTTGCTTTTAGAAACGAAATACAAAATCTACTTTAGGAGTTGAACTAAGCATGCCTGCAATACAATTAGATGTATTATTTAAGAAAATCCAAAAGGATGATAAAAAAGAAATTTTAGAGTTTCATATTTTAGGGGATGAAATTAAACATAAATCTGAATTAATCAGCATGGCTGGTGGAATTGCCATACTTGAAGTGGCAGATGTAAAACTTTCAGCAGAATTTAAATCCATCCAACGTGATAATAAAAAAGCTACACTGAAATTTGAAGCTAAAGGGGATAGTGAAGATAAAATGATCCAACTTTATCCGAAAGCAGGCTCCAATATTAAAATAGCGCTTGAACCAAGTCAAATGAATATTGAAGATTTCGATGATGAAGAAGATCACGAAGGCATCCAATACAAAGTAAATGGAGATGGCACTACCGAAGTAGTAGGGCAAATGAATATGGATGAAGTCAATGAAAAAGAAAATGAAGACGATTTACTAGATTGATATAAATTGCCCTGGTTGATGCCAGGGTATCTTTCTTGTTAGAAGGAGGAAACAACTTGGACTTTGAATTACCTGAATTAGATAGAAAAGCTACACAAGCAGCTGTCGAGCGAGAATTAGAAAAATACCGCATTTTTAAACACTTAACATTTGAGGAAAAAGAAGCAGCTACTACATCACATATTAATGACATTGGTGGAGGAAAGGGTAATTTAACGAGTGATCAAACAGGATCAGTAGCTATTTACAACGTTGATGAACAAAGTGTAAGACGTAAGTATTGTGAACGTGTAGAACGTGCTGTAAAGAGACTTCCACCAATGGAAAGATTCTTAATAGAAACAAGATACATGGCTGATGATGCTGAATACTTAACCGATATGAAAGTCTATTGTTTTAAGTTTCAACCTCCAATTTCAGCGACTACTTATGACAAAATACGTTGGAAAGCATTCTACAAACTTGCTTTGGATTTAAATATTGCTCGTACTATGTAGAAAAATAATAGAAAAAAACTAGAAAAATAAAATGAAAATATTAGCAATAAAAAATGAAGCATTTGGTTTTATACATGTTAAATTAATATCATCGGGAATTGATTAAGGGAAACCTTAGTTGATTCCTTTTTCATTGTCATGGTATTGACTGTCGCTAATTAGCGTCACCTTTTTATGTCGCTAATTAGCGTCACTTATGTCGCGGATTAGCGTCTAGTAATGTCGCTAATTAGCGTCTAGTGAAACGAGTTCCTTCATATAATGCAAAATCCCTAAAGAAAACTATAAAGAAAACTATAAAGAAAACTAACTAGCAAATACATTTTGCTAGGAAGAATCTTACCTAATATTGAAAGGAGTAATTAATAAATGAAATCACCTTTAACTAGATTTTACTGTTTGTCAAAAGAATGTGATTTTGAAGAAACAACTCACAAACTTCTTGAAGGTATTAATTGTCCAAAATGCAAAGGACCAGTTATGTCGCAAAGAGTAAAGAAAGATAAATGAAAGGAGCGATTAATGAATGAAAGTACTAATTCGTACAACAACTAATGGAACTGAGTACTGGGACAATGAAGCTAAGAAAATATTATTAGTACCTGCAGGGGAGCAGCCATCTTTTGAAGTTACTGAGAGTCCTACAACTATGTTGCATAAAGGTGAAACAGTTAAGCCATTAGTTGAACCCGTATTTAATTTAGAGGGCATGACTGCTACACAGCTGAGAGAGTTTGCAGAAGAAAACAATATTGAAGTACCAGGTAATCTAAAAAAGCCTGAAACAATTCGTGAGTATATCGAGGAACAGTTAGCAGCTGATGCGGAATGAAATATTGTAGTGAACAAGGATGCCGACAATTAATAAGCAAGGGTCGGTATTGTGATAAGCATAGACGAAAGAAACGGAATGTAGGTGCCAGCAATAAACCTTTCTATAGCACAGATGCATGGAAGGCTTTGAAAGCAGACTGTTATCAACGAGACAAAGGAAGATGTACACGATGCAATCAGTTTGTGTTTGGTAAGAAAGCACAGCATCATCACATCATACCAATCAATGATCGACCTGACTTGAAGCTTGATCCTGATAACGTCACGACATTGTGTCCAACATGTCACATGATTGTGGAACATGAGACAAACCCGAAGCCCAAACATAATTTTAAATGGCGATAGCCCCCCTACCAAATGATAATTTTGGTCATTTTTCTGTAGACCGTATGAGCATGGAAACGCGCACCTCAAATTGAATTTTTGAAAAAATTTTAGTGTGACAAAGGCAGGTGAATAGGTATTGACCAAAAAACATGAACAGGCTTTTGAGCTTTTTAAAGAGAGTGAAGGAAGTCTTCCAAATGCTGAGATAGCAAATATCGTTGATGCTGCAGAGTCTACAGTGAGAAAGTGGAAAAGCCGTTACAAATGGCTGGAACAATTGGGCTTAGAACAAAATGTCACAGAAGTTAAGAATGATAGTGTGACAAAAAGTAAACCTTCTAACCGTGAACTGCAGTATAAGCGAATAATTGAGTCGTTAGTGGAAGCTGGAACCTATTCACCTGCTTTAGATTTGCTAATTGAAGTGTACCTGGATTGTTTCGAAGAATATGAACAAGCAAAAGAAAATGGTGAAAATACTGAGAAACTACGAAAAGAATTAGCTCGTTTACTTGGTCAGCTTGGATTAGATGGCAAAAATAAAGATCTCATAAAAAAATCAGGAACATTACTTGCGAAAGGTGACGAGGAAAAGAAGAAAGATCCTGAACCTGAAACCGAAAGTAGTAAGCTCGTTCAATTTAGACAAAGGAAAATGAGATCATGATAGATTTTGAAGTAAATTATGCTGATGAATTTGTAAAAGAGTTCGAATCTAATCCAAAAGCTTATCCAGACAGTATTAAACAGATGGTGAAGCGTTATAAACGTTGGAAGAAGCGAAAAGATATTTGGTTTGATAATGACAAAGCCAATGACATGCTTTATTTCACTGAAACTTTCTTGAAACATGCAAAAGGAAAATGGGCTGGTCAACCTTTAATTTTGGAATCCTGGCAGAAGTTTTACTTTGCTAATATTTACGGCTGGCAAAGAGAAAATGAATTTGGAAAAGCTGTGCGAGTTGTTCGAAATGCCTACCTGCAGGTACCAAAGAAAAATGGTAAAACAATTATGGGTGGCAGTCCTGTAATTTACGGAATGTATGGCGAGGGTGTTAAAGGTGCTGATTTCTATATATCAGCAAATACGTATGAACAGTGTCAGAATGCAGCTATTCCTATCAGCCTAACGATTGAAAATAGCCCTGATTTGCGTCCAGGAACAAGTATTTACAAAGGCAAAGAGGATACAATACGATCTATCAAATACACATTTGTTGAAGACGGTATAAAATACGCCAATACTTTAAAAGTTTTAACAAAAGATAATGCAGGGAACGAGGGTAAAAATCCATATTGTAACTATTTTGATGAAGTCCATGCACAAATGGACCGAGAACAATATGATAACTTGCGTTCTGCTCAAATTGCCCAGGAAGAACCTTTGAACATCATCACAACAACAGCTGGTAAACAAACAGGAGCATTAGGCGCTCAGATTCATGCTTATGCAAAAGAAGCTATGAAGAAGGACAATGACGATTCTTGGTTTGTGATGATATACGAACCGAACAAAGGCTATGATTGGGAAGATCGCGAAGTATGGCGCATGGTAAATCCGAACATCGGTGTTTCTGTAAACATGACATTTTTAGAAAATGCATTTCTAGAGGCTCAAAACAACAGTTTTAATCGTGCTGAATTTTTATCTAAACACTTAAATATATTCGTCAATTATGCCGAAACCTATTTCGATCTTGATCAATTAGAAAAAATGCTTGTTGATAATCTTGGAGAAATCGAAGGCTCAACATGTGTGCTTGGTGTTGATTTATCAAGACGTACCGATTTAACGTGTGTAAGCATTAATATTCCCACATTTACAGATGATGGTGAGGCGATATTAAAAGTAAAGCAGATGTATTTCATCCCTGAATTTGGGATTGAGGAAAAAGAACTGCAGCGAAACGTACCATACAAAGAGCTTGCCGAAAAAGGGTTCGTAACATTGTGCCCTGGCAAAACAGTCGATGAAGAAATGGTGAACGAATATGTCGAGTGGGTATTTGAAAACTTTGATTTACGACAAATAAATTATGATCCCGCATTGGCTGAAAAGCTCGTTGAACAATGGGAGATGTTAGGTATACCATGTGTTGAAGTGTCTCAATATCCAACCGTTATGAATGAATCGATTGATGATTTTGAAATACTTCTTTTACAAGACAAGGTAGTTACAGACAATCAGTTACTAATTTTCTGTGCTTCAAATGCCAAAGTTATAACGAATATAAACAATTTAAAAGCGCCATCCAAGCGAAAAAGCCCTGAACATATAGACGGCTTTGTCGCTTTTTTAATCGGTCATAAAGAAACGTTGAATATGATGGCTGAAAGCATGGATGGGTTAGACGAATATGTGAAATCAATTTATCGATAAAGTGAGGTGAGATAGTGGGAATACGAGATAGGTTTTCAAGATTTTTAGTACGCCAAGTTGAAAAGCGTGGCTTAATAGAGGATTCATTAGGTGGGAGTGTTCGGCTAAACGGTTGGTTCGCTAATGATGAAAACATTTTACATTCAAGTGATGTGTATGAACTGTTACAAGACATAAGTAATCAGATAGCATTGGCACAAGTAGTTGTGGAAGACCAGGAGACAGGTAAAGACATAACGAATCATCCTATTCTAAAAGTGTTACGTAATCCAAACAAGTATTTAACCGGCACAGAATTTATGAAACTGATGGTAAACACTTATTTAGTAGAAGGTGAGGTTTTTCCTTTTTATACAGGTAAGGAAATTCACATTGTATCAAATGTAGATGCTGAATTAGACAGTAATTTAGAAGAACATTTCAAAATAAACGGTACTGAAATACCTTCTAAGATGATTAGGCACATTAAGAATATAGGGCTAAATCATTTAAAGGGTGTTGGATTGAAACAGCTAGGGAAGGACACGTTAGAAGGTGTTATGAGCGCTGAAAAAGTGCTCACAGATAAGTACAAAAAAGGCGGTATTCTAGCATTCTTATTAAAGCTAGATGCACATATCAATCCGAAAAACGGTGCTCAATCCATTTTAATTAATTCAATCCTGGATCAATTAGAAGGAATCGATGATAGCCGTACAATTAAGCTCATTCCATTAGGGAAAGGGTATTTAATCGATGATTTGAAAAGTCCAATTGACGATGCGAAAATACTTTCTTACTTGAATGTTTATAAAAAAGATTTAGGGAAGTTTTTAAATATCGATGTTGAAACATACCGATTAATGTTAAAGACAGATTTAGAAAAAGCCATGATGTACTTACACAATAAATCTGTTAAATCCATAATGAAAAATTTCGAAGACCATTTGAGTCTTCTTTTTTTCGGTCCAAATTCGAATTTGCGACTAAAATTCAAGATTAATATTTTGGACTTTGTGCCTTACAGTACAAAAACAAATATTGCTTATAACCTGGTTAGAACGATGGTCGCAACACCTGACGATGCTCGTGATAATTTACTAGGCTTTGATAGATTGTACACCGAGGAATCGATGAAGCTGTACATTTCTAAAGATTTAATTGCAGGTGAAGACATTAATAAAGCCACAGATAACAGCTTGAAAGGAGGTGACGAGGGTGGCCAAGCAAAAGGAGATTCGGACACTTGATATTCAAAACCTTCAAACAAGAAGCCAGGGCGATAGTGAGTCGAATGTGATTGAAGGTTATGCAGCTGTATTTAATTCTCCAACAGATATATGGGGCATGTTTACAGAGGTAATTGCGCCAGGTGCTTTTGCGGATGCAATTGCTTCAAATGACGACATACGCGCGCTATTTAACCATGATTGGAACAATGTGCTAGGACGAACTAAAAGCGGAACATTACGCCTGTCTGAGGACGCTAGAGGGCTTAAATTCGAAGTGGATTTACCAAATACAACATTGGCTAAGGATTTATCAGAGAGTTTGAAGCGTGGCGACATTTCACAATGCTCATTTGGGTTTGTCCCTACAAGTGAAACGTGGGATTACGAACCAGAAATACCTGTTCGAACAATTAACAGCGTTGAATTACATGAAATCAGTGTTGTAAGTATTCCAGCTTATGAAGATACAGAAGTATCATTGCGTTCAAAAGAAGCAAATAAATCGATTGAACAACGCTTGAAATTAATACAAAAAATAAACTCAGCTTTGGGGGAAAACAAACATGAATAAAAAACTATTAAAAGCATTACAGAAACGTTTAAAAGGTCGTTTAACAGAATTACGATCACAATTAGAAGCCGGTGACATTGCAGAAGATGCTATTGATGGTGTGACAGCTGAAATTGAGGAGATTTCTGCAGAACTTACGGAAACAGAGCAAGCACTTGCTGATTTAGATTCAGAAGATGGTTCAGAAAATGAAGATCCTGAAAATCGTAGTGCGGATGAATCAGAGGATGATGAGGAAGAAAACGATGATGAGGAAGATGATAAAGAAAAATCTAATCCTGAGAATCGTAGTGGCATCATTTCACAATCTGCACAAACTGCAATCACAGCTATTCAAAGCGCCTTATCAACTAGAAATGCTAAGTCAACTAAGAAACGTGAAGCTGAAATTCGTTCTGCATTTGCAAACTTTGTAGTTGGTAACATTTCAGAATTCGAGGCACGTTCACTTGGTATCGAAGCCGGAAATGGATCTGTAACAGTACCAAAAGTCATTGCAAAAGAAGTTATTACTTATGCTCAGGAAGCCAATTTATTACGAAAATACGGCACTTATGTTCCAACAGATGCGGATATTAAATATCCTGTACTTGTGAAAAAAGCAGCTGGTAACATCAATAAAAAAGAGCGTACAACTGAAATTACAGAAACAGACATTGAATTTGATTCAATCGATTTAGATCCAGCTGAATTTGATGCACTTGCTACAATCACGAAGAAATTATTAAAACGTACTGGCGTAAATATTGAACAAATCGTTATTGATGAATTGAAAAAGGCGTATGTCCGTAAAGAAATCAATTACATGTTCAATGGTGATGATGTAGGAAACGAAAATCCAGGGGCTTTAGCTAAGAAAGCAGTCGCTTATTATGAATCAACTGCAGTGTCATTAAATACAGATGGATGGTCACAACGTTTATATGCACAACTAGTTAAAATGAAAGGTCAACCAGTTACAGAAGTGCTTAAAAAATCAATGTGGATGGTAAACCGTGCTGCGTTAACTGTATTAGAGGGCATGACAGATACAACAGGTCGTCCGTTACTTTATGAAGCACCAAATGGAGCAGGTTATAAATTACTTGGTCATCCGTTAGATTTTACTGATGCAGCTGATGGCACAGATCCAACAAAACCAGTTTTCTATTTTGGTGATTTCTCAGCATTCTACATTCAAGAAATTAAAGGTGGGATGGAATTACAAAAATTAATTGAGAAGTTTAGCGGTACAAACAAAATTGGTTTCCAGATTTACAACCTTATTGATGGACAATTAATCTATTCACCATTCGAGCCAGCGGTTTACCGTTATGAAGTAGGAGCCATTAAACCAGGGGGCTGATTAAATGGATGAACTATTAGAACAATTTAAGATTCATGTACGTGAGGACGGTGAGGAAGATTCTTCACTGTCCTTTTATTTAAAGAATGCTAGGCGATATGTAAAAAATGCAACTGGTTCTGAACAAGAATACTTGGTACTTATGGTTGCAGGCATCATGTATGAGTATCGTGTTTCTGAGGATGAATTACAAAAAGCACTTGATGCTATTACACCTTTTATTGTTTTGGAGGTGTATAACGATGCCGAAACAACAGGTCAATAAACTAAAACATCGTGTAGAAATACATGGAAATGTCCCCTATAAAAACGCATTAAATGAAGATGCGGAGAAGTTTGAAAAACTGAAATCAATTTATGCTGAAATTATTCCTCAAACAGGTTCACTACAGCGTCAACAAATTGATACGATTTTAACTAATGTTACTCATAAAATTGTAGTACGGTATAGCGCTGGTAAAGATATTACAAAGGAAATGCGTATTTTTTATAAAGGACATGAATTTGAAATCAAATACATTCTGAATCCGTATTTCAAAAACGAAACACTTGAAATCTTTGTCGAGGAGGTGCTTCCATAGTGCAGATTACAGGATTAACCGACTTTCAAAAGGATTTATTAAAAACATCAAAAGCTATGCCAAAAGAGCTGCCTAAGATTATGAGGAAAGTAGGTAGTAAAGCAAGAACTACTGTTGCAAAAAGAGCTAGAAAAGATGTAAAAAAGTTAACAGGAAATTACCATAAATCGTGGAAGCGTGGGAAAGTGTTTATTGGAAATGAAGGGGCTATGGTAGTACGCGTTTATAACGCTTCGCCTCACGCACATTTAATTGAGGATGGACACATCATTAGAAATGAACCGGATGGTCCTGCACTTGGTTTTGCGCCAGGAAAACGTGTATTAGAAAAGGGTATAGGTGAATTTGATAGTAGTGGCGTGGCAGGCGAAATGATAGCGGATTGGCTGGACGAGTTATTGGAGCAAAATAAATTATGATTACATTCTTTGATATAAAAAACGCTGTGAATGCCGTGCTACAAACAAAATTACCTCAAATTAAAGTGAAAGCACAGGACATTACTAAAGGATTTGAGCGCCCATCTTTAACAACTGAAATTGAAGATGCGAAAGCGGAAACTTTGAATGGTCAAATTGAAATGTCTTGTACGGTTTTAATTTATTATTTCCCTGATTTAAAGAATACAGATAAATCCATCGATGTGTTAGACATGCAATTTCGTTTACCAATAGCTTTTGGCAACAAGTTATATGTTGCAAATAGAGCATTAAATATTAACGAACCGTCCTCAAAAGTTGTGGACGGTATTTTAATTTTCCAATTTGACATTTTATTTTATCAAGCTGATGAAAGTAATGCAGGTAATCCTGTGGAAATGATGCAAGAACTATATATTAATTTAGAAAGTGAGTGATTTATGTGGGTTTACCTGAAATCTCGATTCTCTTTAAATCGAAATCTGTTTCAGCGATTAAGCGAAGCGCATTAGGCATTGTTGCGCTTATTTTGCGTGATGAAACATTGGTTGGAGCAAGTACCATCGTAACTATTAAATCTATCGAAGATTTAAAAGAAGCCGATTGGACTCCTGATAATTACGATTACATTAATAAAACACTACTTGGCACACCATCGAAAGTAATTGTACTTCGGATTGGTGAAGCTGCAGAGGTAGCCGACAGTTTGAAAAAATTAGGTAGCATTAAATTTAATTATTTGGCGGTACCTGGTGCAACAGAGGAAGAAGCTACAGCATTAGTTAGTTGGATTAAATCAAAGCGTACTACTAATGACAAAAAAACGTACAAGTTAGTTGTGGCTAACCAAGCTGCAGATGATGAAGGGATTATTAACTTCACCACTGGTGGTATTAAGGTGAAGGAAAAGGCGTACACAACACAGGAATATACTTGCCGTCTAGCAGGTGTTCTTGCAGGGCTACCATTTACGCGATCATCTACGTATTTTGTACTTCAAGAAGTTACGGAGATTGAGGACCATGCAGATCCAAGCGCAGATATTGACGCAGGACAATTAATTTTAATTAATGATGGTGAACAAATTAAAATTGGTCGAGGCGTTAACTCTTTAACATCATTAACAGGTGATAAAAACGCAGCATGGCAAAAGATTAAAATCCTTGAAGTTATGGACATGATTACAGACGATGTTCGAGATACATTTAATAAGCATTACATCGGTAAATATATAAATGTGTACGACAATCAAATTCTCTTTATTATTGCTGTGAATGCGTATTTAAAAGGACTTGCAGAGCAACAAATTTTAGATATTCGCTATGAAAATACATCATTTATAGATGCGGAAACTCAACGTTCAGCGTGGGAAAAAGCGGGCGAAGACACAAGCGAGTGGAGCGATCAACAAGTACGCGAAATGTCGTACGGTAGCAAGGTGTTTTTAGGCGGCCAGGTAAAAATTACTGATGCAATGGAAGATTTGAAATTTAATATTTTATCTGCAGGTGCAGCGTAAGGAGTGGATAAATAATGACGTTAAAAGCACAAAAAGTGATTAATGGCACACATGGCGCGGCTTGGGTGAACGGTGAAAAGTGGATTGACTTAGAGTCCATCGAATTAAAAGTAACACTAGAGTATGAAGACGTGCATGTTGCTGAAAATACAGGAACGCAGCGTAAATTTATGGGCTGGGTGGGAGAAGGGTCTATTAACACTAAAAAAGTATATTCTCGCGGATCAAATTTACTTGCTAAAGCCGTTAAATCAGGGAAAATGCCCGAAGTGACAATTACTACAAAGTTAGCTGATCCAGACGCATTTGGTACAGAACGTACAACTGTCAGTGATGTAACATTCGATGAATTTATACTGACAAAAATTGAGCAACGTACACTCATGACGGAGGAGTTACCATTTAAGTTTGGTGACTTTGATATTTTAGAAGCAATTAAATAAAGCAATAAGGTGCAATGTATTTTGTGCCTTTTTTATATTAAAAATTTGGAGGGAAACCATATGACAAAAAAGACATTAAGCTTAGCAGAATTAATCCAGGAGAAAGCAAAGTATAAATTAGGCGGAGAAACTAAAACAGTAGAATTAACAGTGGAGCGTTTAAACGCAAATATTATTATCGAAATTCCTGAGGTGGCGTTATGTATGGATGCACTGGATCAGAAAGACGATGAAACAGGTAAAAAAGCAGATGATTATTTGGTGTATACGATCATTAAAGAGCCAAACTTAAAAGATAAAGAATTGCAAAAAGTCTATGAATGTACAGAGCCAACCGACATTCTTGAACAAATCTTTACTCGCGGAGAAATTGCAGATATTTCTACGTTTGCATTAGATGCTGCAGGTTTCAAGCGAGGAACAGTTAAGGTTGTTGAAGAACTAAAAAACTAATTAAAAGTGATGACGAAATGTATTTTTATCATCACTACATCCAAAAGGGGCACACAATGGAATATTTGTTGTCCCTTGATTTTTATACAAAAAACTTTATGGCTGCAAGCTTGGATATTGTTTTAGAAAATCGAAATAAATTAAACGATGCAAAAGTAATGAATGTCATATCACACTAATTAGGTAGGTGGTGAGAGTGTCCAGACGAGTTATATCAGCGATATTAACTTTACAAGATGAAAGCTTTTCTAGTGGTCTTCGAAGGGCAAATAGAGAGGCTGGCGATTTTGGTCGGTACATGAATGTTGTACAGAACAAAGTCGAAGGCTTTAAGCGATCAGCAACAGACGCTTTTAAAACTGTAGGTAAGGCTGCCGTAGCTATTGGAGCAGGAACCGCAATTACTGCAGTAGGGGCTACAGTTGCAGGCGTGACACAAACAATTTTTGAAATGAATGATGCCTTTTCTTTGCTCCAAGCTCAAACTGGTGCAACGGCTTCACAAATGAAGGTTTATGAAGGTGCAGCTAAAGAAGTATTTGGCAAAGGATATGGTGAAAGCATCGATGAAGTAACCAATGCATTAGCACGTGTAAAGCAAAACATGCACAATATCGATGATGGTGAGATCAGTAAAGTCACTTCTAATTCAATGATGCTGGCTAAAACATTTGACGCAGATGTCAACGAGGTCACACGTGGCGCTAACAACATGATGCAAGCATTTGGTATTACTTCAGATAAAGCGTTCGATTTATTTACTGCAGGCGGTCAACGAGGGCTAAATTTTAGTGATGAAATGTTTGACAATGTAGCCGAGTATGCACCCCTTTTTGGGAAAATGGGTTACAGTGCTGAGGAGTATTTCGGCATTTTAGAGCGTGGCGCACAAAACGGAGTTTACAACCTTGATTATGTGAATGATGTAATGAAGGAGTTCCAAATCAGGTCTAAAGATGGTTCCAAAGGTACTAGTGATGCAATGGGAGAATTAAGTGCCTCTACTCAAAAAGTGTGGAAAGATTATTTAAAAGGTAAAGGTACAGTTGCCGATGTTGCAAGTACGGTTGTTGGCGAGTTACAAAGTATGGATGACCAAGTAGCTGCCAATCAAATTGGGGTTGGGTTATTCGGTACAAAGTGGGAAGACCTCGAAGCAGATGCCATGTACGCAATGCTTGGTACAAAAGATGCCATGAAGGATTTTGAAGGATCAACCGATGCAGCTTCGGCTAAATTGGAAGGTAGCTTTAAAAATCGACTAGTCGGAGCATGGAGGCAACTACAAACAGGTATAGCTGATACTGTAAATGGATCAGGTGCACAAGAGTTTTTAGGAACAGTTGCAACCAAAGCAGAGGAGCTTGTACCAAAGATAATCGGCATTGTGGAAAGTGCATTTGAATTAGGTAACACAATCAAAACACATTGGACACCTATTCGCGAAACAGTCATTGGTATTACAATCGCTGTAGGTGCATTTAAAGCAGGTATGGTTGCCATGTCTATTGTCAAAACCATTACTGGATTCATGAGGGCTTATAGGACTGCAGTAGCAACAGGAACAGCTGCACAATGGGCTTTAAATATCGCATTGTCTGCCAATCCAATCGGGATTGTTATTGGTGCCATTGCTGGCTTAGTTGCTGCAGGGGTTTTACTATACCGAAATTCGGACAAAGTGCGGCAAGGATGGGATACAGCGTGGAACGGCATTAAAAAGGCTACTGCAACAGGTGTTAACTTTGTTATTACCAAGATTAATGACTTAATTGGTTTGTTAAATAAAATCCCGGGTGTAAATATTCCAATCATTCCTAAAGTACAGTGGGGGAATGTTAAAACAGGACTTGATCAAATTAATAAAGTATCAGCAGGTGGTAGAGCACCAGAGTATGCTGTTGGATCTGACCGTATTACACATGACCAAATTGCCAAAATACACAAAGATGAAATGATTATTCCAGCAAGACAAGCGCAACGTGTGCGAGCTGCAGGAGGTAACATTGATAACATTGACCAATTAGTAGCACAGCAAAAGCAAGTTGTTACCGTATCATCTGGACAAGCAACTACTACTAATAATGGTAATGGCATCAATGTTATTATTGAAAATATTACTGCTGCAGGTGTAACAGTCGCAGAATTGGCAGCTGAGCTTGTAACAGAATTGAAGTTAACATTAGCAAATATTTAAGGGGTGATAGAGAGTGGATATTTTTGTTTCAAGCGAAGACCGAAAAGAAGTATTGCAGCTTCCTATCATTCCGACAGATTTAAGTGTGAAGTTTTCTCATAATAACCAAACATTTTCAACCATTTCTGCAGGCGATATTAAATTAATTGGTATGGCTGGTCTAAAGGCAATTTCGATAGATTCATGGTTTCCCATGCGCGAATACTCTTTTGCTAAATCTCCATTATTGGGGACAGAAGCAAAAGAGTTTTTTGTTAAGTGGAAAAGAAAAAGACGACCAATTCGTATTGTCATTGTTAATAACGCAGGATATGAGTTTCACAATGAATTATATGCTATTGAAGAATTTACATTTGGCTATGATCGTGTTGGAGATATGACATATTCATTGTCGCTTGAACAATTTGTACCAAAGAAGGTGACATAATGGATTATAAACTATCTGTTGAAGGTAAAGAAATTAATCACATTGCTACAAATTTAAGTTGGTCCAGTAATAAAGATACACTTGGTCAAACACTTTCTTTTGAAATGCCCTTCGATGAACGTGGGGAATTGTTACCAAAACCTTTTATCAATTTAGGTGACAAGGTGACACTTCGGTATAAATCAAAAATTATCTTTTTTGGCATCGTAGAAGATGAGGGGAGAAACGGCAGGGCACCGATTAAATATACATGCTTTGATTTAGGGTTTTACCTCAATAAAAACGATATTACGATTCAATTTCGGGATCAAACGGCAAACAAAGCGTTAGAAGATATTTGTAAAAAATTCGGCATTAAAACCAAGATTGCAAGCATTCCAGCGAAAATAAAAAAAATTTACAATGGCAAAGTTGTGAGTGAAGTGATTAAGGATATATTGACGATTGCCGGACAAAAAACAGGGAAAAAGTATCGATTTGAAATGGATGGCGACACATTTGTTGTGTTTCATTGGCGCGATATACATGTAAAAGTAAATGTTGAATGGATTTCAAATCCTCAGCGTAATAGATCGATGGGCGATATGAGAAATAGTGTCCAAGTCATAGCCGGGGATGAGAAAAAAGTAAAAGTGTTAGCCGAGGCTAAGGATAACGGAAATATAAAAAAATACGGTTTGCTCACAAAAGTTGAAACAATCGATGAAAAAGAAAAGTCGAAGGCACAGCAAGTAGCAAACAATTTACTCAAAGAATTAAATCGCATACAAGTGAGTGGATCTGTACAATTACTTGGCAATTATGAAGCACGTGCAGGACGCTTAATAACATTAAATGAGCCTATTACTGGTTTAGTAGGCAATTATTTTATTACAGATGCACAACATTCTATTAATAATGGAATACATTTAATGACTTTAAGTTTGGAGGTGGCTTAATTGAGCAAAGCCATTACAGAATTAGCAGTGATTATAAAAAATGGTGGAAACACTAATGCGGAAAATAATACTGCAGATACAAACGCTTTTGCAGGCTTTTATGTTGGTACAGTAGAAGCTGCCCCTCCTGAAATAAAAGTACGGCTAAGTCCGGAAATTATTTTATATAATGATAATTTAATTATTTCAGCAGCAGTATTGAAGGAATATGAGCGTGAATTTGAAATATTTGACGCTGAAATACAATTCACGGATAGCGATTGTGGTCAAACAAATGTTGCTGGTCAGTATCCCCATAGCCATACGATTGAATCGCTTAATGTTGATTCAAGTACGTTGAAAGCCAAAGGCAAATTAAAATGGACTGACGAGCTTAAAAAGGGCGATAAAGTGATACTGGTACCGGCACAAAATGAAAACTTGTACATTTTAATTGAAAAGGCGGTGGAATTGTAATGTTCCCAGCTGATGTACAAACGTATTTAACTAATGAAGATATGGAAATATCAGAACGTGATGCCCGCACTTTTAATGGCACCACGTTTTTATATGATTTTAAAAAAGGCGATTATGTATATCGCAACGGTGCACCAATCATTGTTGAGGGGCAAAAAGCATTAGAAATTTGGATAGAAAAAGTTATCCGGACAGAACGCTTCAAATTTAGAATTTACGATAATGTCGAATATGGCGTTACAATAGAGGATTTAATCGGTTCAAATTTGCCTTACTCATTTTTAGACTCAGAAATGAAACGTGAGTTAACAGAATCAATATTAAAGAATCCATTGATAGAAAATTTAAGTGAATGGAAGTTCGAACGTGAAGGTAGTTTATGGACCATTACATTTACTGTAGAAACTGTGGACGGCTCTTTTGAAATGGGGGTGGAAAGATAAATGTCAGCTGAAACGATCCTGCAAAACATGCTAAATAATACGGACAATAAATTTGATAAGTCAGATGGATCATGGACGTATGACGTACAAAAAGCTGTTGCGATTGAGCTAGGTGAGCATGAGGTTTTCACTGAGGAAATTATCGATAAAATTAATATCGAAAATTTAACCGGAGAAGAATTGACACGTTTTGTATTTCAACGCACCGGTATTAAAAGAAATGTAGCTACTTTTGCCACAGGTGAAGTTTTACTTACAGTTACAGCTCCAACTTCGATTAGTGCAGGTGAATTAGTTGCTGCAGAAGATATTTTTTATCAGTTTATAAATGATGATGTGTTTAATGTGGCAGGGCAATATTATGTTTTTGTTAGAAGTGTCCAATCCGGTGAGGTTGGTAATGTGCCAGCTGGTGCCATTAATTCTTTTCCCACAACCCTACCAAATATTTCTGCAGTAACTAACGAAACAGCTTTTACAAATGGCTATCCAGCGGAAACAGACGCATCATTGCGACAGCGATATTATGACAAATTACAGCGACCAGGTAAGGCAGGTAACAAATATCATTATCGTGAGTGGGCACATGAGGTAGCCGGGGTAGGTAAGGTAAAAGTGTTTCCGAGGTGGGATGGTCCATTAACTGTGAAAGTAGCGATTTTAGACATTAATAATGAATTGGCTCCACCTTTATTAATATCAGAAGTATACAACCATATTGAACAGGAAAGACCGTTTGGGGCGTTTGTTACCGTAGTTACTGCAACGGAATTAATCATTAATTTAAGTGGGGATTTCACGCTTAAATCAGGCTTTTCGTGGCAAGACGTTGAGCCTTTAATGACTGCACAAATCACAAAGTATTTTAAAGCTATCGCCTTTGAAGAAGGCTTAACTTATATATCTCACGCTCAGGTTGGACGTGAAATTTTATCGGTACCAGGTATTGAAGATTATGCAAATCTACAATTGAACGGATCAACAGGCAATATCCCGATTGATGAATTAGAAGTTGCTGTGGTTGGGACGGTGACAAATGTATGATCGTTACACATAAACGCTTAATTAAGCATTTGCCGAGGTATGAGAGGACAAGCGAGCTTATCAATGAAATATTAAAAGTTATAGCTGTAGAATTAGGAAAATTATCTGTAAAGGAAGAACAGAATTATGATGAATTATTCATCGATACAGCTATAAAGGCGCTTGCTTTACACGAAAGAGACTTAAATATCCCTAAAGGTGCATTATCCAATCAGCAAAGACGTGAGCTAATTATTGCTCATTATCGTGCAACACTGGAACAGACAACTGATGAAACGATTAAAAATGTGGCGGCAGCATTTTCAAATGGTGAGGTAGAAATAAAGCCAACCGATGTGGATGGAGTTTTCGAAATAAAATTTGTTGGTACAAAAGGTATCCCAGATAATATGCCAGGTCTTATGAATACCATTGACATCATTATTCCTGCACATCTAGATATTATTTATTCGTTTATCGGGAATGTTTGGGATAACTTAGCACCTTTAACATGGAATCGAGTGGGAACATACACGTGGGATGAGATTTTTGAGGAGGAGTTGATTTAATTGAAAAACACACCCAACTACAATTTGAATAAGCCAGATGGCAACGACTATGCAAAAATTGAGTCTTTGAACGAAAATGCCGACATTATTGATACAGAATTGAAACGGATCAGTAAGGCAATTGGCAATGGTAGTGCAGGAAATGACATCTTATCTCGCTTAAATGAATTAGAAAATCAAGTAGGTAATTTACCTAATCTGGAAACCACACAAAAGGCTAATTTAGTTGCAGCAATTAATGAGGTTCGGAAAAGTGCTATTAATGCTTGGCAAAAAGGTGTTTATAATGATACGAATATTACTAACTTAGGAAAGAAAACAGTATCTAGAACTTTTAATTTGTTGGCAGAGGAATGGACTTCAAGTGTCAATGTAGAGAACTTCTATATACTAATACCTGTAGTTAATTTCTCAGGAATTATAAAAGTAACATATGCTACGTCAGGTGCTTATTCTGCCGTTTCAGGCGGTACAGAGGTGATACACAATATTGCCAAGTATGAAGGTGATCTTGGTTACTATTCTAAAACGATATTATCTATTTCTCCTAGCTTTGCTAGAGACTACTTTATAGGCAACATTGACTACAATGCTACAGGAATATCTCTTCCTTTATACAAAGCTCCTGCCGCTAGAAACCCTATAACCGTCAAGGTGGAAATGATAGGTACTTACGATACACTATTTGCTGATATGAAAAATACTACGTCAGGCTGTTTAGATACTGGTTCTCCTACAGCACATGGTTATCCATGGACACCACAGTCTAGTCAAATACCTAGTTATGCACAAATTGCATCTTGGAATGAGAGAGCGCACTATATAGCAGTTGATAGAGATGGTAGTGACCCTGACACTGAAACTAGTCAGTTTTTCGTAACTAACCATCCAAATGCTGGTGGTGGATGGTGGTACATCGAAAATAGATGGCTTGGTTGGGTTGGAAATTCTCAAATGCAGGTAGCATATGGATATAACCATACTGATTTTAAGGTACGGTATAGATATTCAACCGACCCATGGCAACCATGGTCTCCAAGTCTACAACAAACTTTTCAATCTGTAAGTGAGGGAAAGGCTGATAACCGAGCGGCCCTCGCCCAAAAAGGGGTATCGATTCCACAAGACCCAACTTTCGCTCAAATATCGCAAGGCATTATGCAAGTTAAAACTGGTCGATTAGATTCTATTGCGGTTACTATTCCAGGTATTCCACCAAATGGTGTTGTTTCTGTAGTAGTTGCTGTCGACTTTTACCCGTGGCACGCGATGATGAATCTCGATGGAGTTGTTTTACGAAATGGGGTAATAACGGGCAATAACTGGGCGAATAGATTCTCAGTTTATAACATTCGAGTAGTGTTTGACAGCGGCACCCTATGGAAAGTATATTTTGACATTCGAGGTGGTTTACAAGGTACTGGCGAACAAACCAACACTATTTTCTTAGCGCCAAAAATGGATTAGGAGTGATTATATGATTGGAAGTCGCGTAATTTATGATGAAGAAACTGGGCGAATTGAGCATCAAACAGGGGAGCGACCAGATGGTTTCCCACATAACAAAATAACGAAACTGGCATATATTGATTTACCATTCGGTTTTATTGATCAAACAAAGTTCTATATTGAGTCCATTAATCCAGAAACAGGCGAACCAGTTGTAAAACCGATTCCATTGACTCCTGGAATGGCTAAATATAAAGATTTGGAAGATGCTTTACTCTTATTAACAGACGAAAACTTAGGAGGTATTTTATAATGGTAAATGAAATCGTAGTAAGGATTGCTGCAGAACGCATTATTAACAAAGGACTTAATCCAAAGACAAATGCAGTTTATGTTATCGATGACATCACGAATCAGGACTACAGACAAGCCGTAGAAGATTACATTTTAACAGCTACAGAAGGTGTATAAACGCAGTCATTGACTAGCGTTATTTTTATTGTCTAAAATCCCAAGCGCTTGGGAATTTGAAAGGATGCGTCAATAAGACGTGTCCTTTTTATTATGTCAAAGGGAAGTGTTCAAATGGAAAAATGGATAGCAGCAGTAAGTGGAGTAATTGGCACCATCGTTTCATACTCAGTGGATGGGTTAGGTATGGCTGTAACTGTGTTAATCGCCTTTATGGCAATTGATTATGCAACAGGAATTATGGGGAGCATTGTAAATCGTAACTTAAACAGTCGAATTGGTTTCAACGGTATTATCCGAAAAATTTATTACTTAATGCTAGTTGGCTCAGTGTATTTACTGGCGCTAGTTATTCCAGGTATCGAGTATGCAGGTGATGGTGCAGCCATTGCTTTCTGTGTACTCGAATTTATTTCTATCACGGAAAACGGTACAAAAATGGGCTTACCAACGCCTGACTTTATTAAAAACATTTTAGCAATCGTGAAGGATAAAACAGGGGAAGGTGATGCGAAATGACAAGCGTAACTACTACATGCCGAGATCTAGCCGAGCTATTACCAGCTGCACAAACAGCTTGCCGTTTGTTATTTCAGGAGTGTTATAAAGCTGGTATAAAGAACATCTTCATTACAGAAACTTATCGCTCACAGGAACGCCAAAAATACCTATATGCTCAGGGGCGTACTAGACCAGGACAAATTGTTACTTGGACATTAGATAGCAATCACAAATCACGCCTAGCTTGGGACATTGCTGTCGGTCCTCCACAATCATTATATGATGTAACTACACTTACTCGAGTAGGGGCTATTGCGAAAAAATTAGGTATTACATGGGGCGGTGATTGGGTTGGTAGAATTGATTGTCCGCATTTCGAGGTTAAAACATCTTGGAAGATGCCAGCAGGATATAAATTAGAGGGAAAATTAAACGTGCCAACTAATAGCAAAGGACAAATTCAATTAATTGTGGAAGATAAGCCAAAGGAGGAAATCAAAGTGACTCAAACATGGAACCCTGGTTCACCAGCTATGAAAACTGAAACGGAGTATTTTATTGCACAGGCGGTTAAAGATGGTGTTATTCTGGAATCGCATTTGAAGGATTTACAGAATGGTACAATGACCACTGATCGTTTAATTGGGTTGTATATTACGATTCAGCAACGCAGAAGTAAATAGGGGAAATGAGGACCAGCAAAGCTAATTTAGCCGAGCTGGTCTATATAATCATAATACTAAAATTGACAGTTTAGTGAAGAAAATTATTTAACCAAAAGAACAAAACTAAATAAAAATTTCAAGTGTTTTAGTGAAAAGTTCATCAAAAATAATGCTTAAGTTTTATGAAATGATTATAATAGCGCCAAAAAATGGCGGTACCTTTGGCGTGATATGGCGTTGTATGACATAAAATGCAGAATAACGCCAAAAAATGAAGTTTCCCGAAAAGTGGAATTTCGGAAACCCACCATTGAAAATTCGGAATTTGTATTGATAGACTTGGGTTAACTCGAGGGAAAGTGAACATGCTATAGCATTTAAACTATAAAAAAGGAGTACATAATATATGAAAATATCAAAAATTTTTACTGGTTTAGTTGTTTGTTCGGCATTAATTTTTCCAGGAGCATTAAGCTCTTCAGCACAAGAAATTAATCCTTTAAACCCAACTATATCAGTTAGTTCATATCCAGCAGAACAACCAACATGGAAAGGTTATAAAAGTTTTAATACTTATCAGGGATCATCGGTACCTCATTCAGTGACATTTGAACGACCTGCTCCATATGCTCCAGCAATTTACTCTGGTTGGTTAACCTATAGCATATCAAAAAGTTCTTTTGGTAACCATGTATATGAAGGAATACTTTATTTGTCAAATCCTATTAATTAATATTAGTGCCTAGGTACTCAATTAATTTGAGCCTAGGCTATTTTTTGTATAAAAAAAGCCACTCATTTGAGTGACCTAGATTCCTAACAATTGCTTTTTCTTCGCGTCAAATTCTTCCTGAGTCAATATCCCATCATCTAATAAATCCTTTAATTCCCGAATCTCGTCAGCAACATCATACATATCTTTTTCTTTTTTAGCAGCTGGTGCAGAAGATGTTTCCTTTTCAATCGCTTTGAAATTTTCAATAGCATTCTTAATTTCAGTAGCAACATGCATTGGCACATTATCAATCACAGCTTTGTTTCCAGATGAGACAATTTCAATAGTTGAATTGGCAAGCTTACTAGAAATGTTTATGCTGCTAATTGATTCTAAAGGAATGCTTCTTTCATCGTTGGAAGCCATGCCTTTGATTTCATGAAGGACCACACGTTTATCTGTGAGATACAACTGTTCAGTTCCTTTAATCGATGCACATACAGCGAGTAGTGTTTCACCTCGATCGTTGAATTTATCATCAAACAATTGAATTTGTTTAGCCATCATCTTTTTCTTTCCAAATCCAGCTAACTTTATAGTTTCTGCTATTGTATCCATGTCATGCACCCCTTACAGAATATTTACAAATATCACCACAAAAAACCAAAATCATAATTATTATAAGGATTTATATTTTCTTTCTGGCAATAGGTCTTTACATTTTCGATAGCATTATTTACAAGATAATTGAAAAACATAATTGGATAAGAAATAATCCAAGTTTTCGTCAAGTCAGGTAAACGATACATTTCATAATGAGGATAGGGTAAATCATTGAAAAGTGAAGGAGTATCCTTTCCTCTAAATTCGTGAGCCAGACTATTTCTGAGTTTCCATAGAAGACTTACGTGTGTAAAATTATTTAATTTACCCGCTATTGATGGGCAAATAGACTTTATTTCTTCTAGTTTTGGGTCAAAGCAAAATTGAACTGGAGTAGAAGATGGGTATTTTAATAAATTTGATTTTACAAAAGCTAACTGTTTTTTGAATTTAATTTTCTCTTCTGTTGTATATTTTTCCTTTAAAAATAAATACAATTGTTGTAGGCTTACTCTTTTTGCATCTTCCCAATTACAAAATTCCTCTACAAAAAACCTGAATTTATTTCCGTTTCCTTTGATTGAGTCTCCCAATGCACCCTTTGCCAATGTTTCAAGTAAACTTAAAAATAGAATTTTTTTGTGATTATCAAGGAAATCACCACCATTTAATTCATTAATAGATTTTTGCATTCTTTGGATATTGTAAATATATTGTTCAATCTCATCTTCAAAACTCATATTATTTACCTCCATATATAATCATTTTATAGAAAATCTTTACAATAGTACATACAAAAAAACAGACAACCAATATTAGTTATCTGCTTTCTCTTTTATTTCATATGTCACGACTGCTTTAATGCCATCTTTATTTCTAGTCGTCTTTGTATCATAGGATACATACAATTCATCAATTGTATAACCTTCATTTAACTTCGCTTTAAGAGCATCTCTCAGTGCCTTCTTTTGTATATTCGAGATTTTTGTTACAAATTCGTTTAATTCCATCCCCATCACCCCACAGATTATTTCAGTTCAAGTATTTCGTTCATATCAGTTATTTCAAGGGCTTTACATATTATTGCAAGTTGTTCACGGTTAATGGTGCTACGTTGATTGTTTACAATTTCGCTAATTGCATTTGGTCTAATAGAAGTCATTTCAGCTAATTGCTTTTGAGAAATCCCACGCTCATCAATGATTTTCTTTAATTTTACCTCAATCATTTTTCCACCACCTATCAGTTAATATCATAATCCCATTATAACACCATATCGCTATTTGAGAAATATTTTATTCCGTTATATTGACATATCGATATGTCAATATTAATATGTATATAACGATATATCGATATTTTATGATGGTGAGGTGAAAACGATGGCATTTGAATACTTAGCAAAATACACAACATTTGAATCAGTAGCAGATATGGATAAGAGTGTTGAAGACCATATGGCGGCACACTTTTACGACTTAACAGAATCAGAACGTGCCATCGTTTTCAAGCTTGCTAGTCACAGCTTAGAGTATCCTGGAGCTTGTCATCTTAAAGCGAGTACCATTGCTGCAGCGTTGGAGATTAGTACGAAGACGGTTTATCGTGGTATCAAAAAGTTAGAGGAATTAGGCATCATCGAAAAGGTACCAGGTACAAAATTAAACGGCATCAAAGGGGCTAGTATTTATCGTATTTTACCTTATGTCCCATCGAGCGTGTCCCAACGAGAGACAGCCGATAAAGCTAGTAATGACGGGGTTTGTGCTCCACAATCTCAAAACCAACCATCTAGTTCTTTTTATCTTTTACAAACAAGCTCTTTACAAGAAGTATATAATAACGCTCATGCTGAAAAAGAGGATCATAAGGAATACATGAATGAGTACCAAGTGATGCTGTTTGATTTCATGCACTCGCTGCCATTAGCAGATAACTTAAAGGATGAATTGTACAAGGTTGTATTAGCTGCTCAGGTTCAAAGTGCACCTGACTTCATTAGAGCTAAAAACGTCCTGTTTAAGATAGCAATGGACATTAAAGAAGGTGTACTGACGGTTGCTAGTACATTAAGAGCCGTATTTGTAGGGGCATATAGTAAGGCTGTGGAGCGTTTGAGTAGGAAGGTGAATAAATCATCTTATATAGAAGAAACTCCTTATAAAGTGCGTCCGGTGCCTTTCTACAATTGGCTGAATGCGCGTGATAGTCATTCAGAAATATGTAGTAGACCATCGTTAGATAATTGGCTGGAGTGGTAAATGAAAAGACCACCCATAATTGAGTGGTCTGCGCTATTATTTATCATTAATTATCGTGAATTTTAACACCAATTTAACACCAAGTGAGGTTTTTGCAATATTGTTAAATGGTTATTGAACTTTCATAAGTAGCTCTAAACCCTTGGTACATCTAAGTTAGAGAAAAAGCCGCGTATGCCGTAGTTATTATAGAAAGTTTTAAACCACCACTCCTCAAAGTGGGTGTTCGCAGAAGTTTTCCTGCATATCCTCATGCACCTTGGTGTGAGGCCCGTCATTCCAACTCCAATAATAAAACTCCCTTTTACAGCTTAAAGGTTAAAACTTAATATTATACGAACAATGCAGCCTTTAAAGATATAATAAGGCATGATAAACAAACTTGCAAGTAAGATGGTTTAGGTAAAAAAGTCAATGGGCAAGCATCCCAAATCATATAGCTTTAAATAAAAAATAGCCATATCTCCAGCTTATTGCTTCATACATTTTTCACAAATGCGAACAAAAAAGGCGAACAACCTTTGATTAATAGGGCAGATTATGTAAAGATAGGAGAATATATAGGATTAACCTAGTAAAAAAGTAAAGGAGGAAGCGGAAATGGCAGCTTATCCAAATTGTCCGAAATGTAATTCTGAATATACGTATGAGGATGGTGCAAATTTTGTATGTCCAGAATGTGCACATGAATGGAGTGCAGATGTAACAGAGCAAGAAGCAGATACACTTATTGTAAAGGATGCAAACGGCAACCTTCTTGCGGATGGTGATTCTGTTACAGTCATTAAAGATTTAAAGGTCAAGGGTAGCTCTTCAACATTGAAAATTGGTACAAAGGTGAAAAGTATTCGTCTAGTTGAAGGTGATCATAATATTGACTGTAAAATTGATGGCTTTGGTGCCATGAAATTAAAGTCAGAGTTTGTTAAAAAAGCATAG